AGTGCGACACGCCAACTGTTGCAAACACCGATTGCAAGGCATTTTGCAGCAAATCTGGCGTTGCTATTTTGCTGGACACCATAAATGTCCAAGCGCCAAAAATTACGGCACCAATACCAGCTTTAATCAGGTTTAATTTCCACGGTTGCATTTGTTTGAGTCCTTTCTTTGTCGAGTAACTCTATAATCGCCCCAGCATCCTCTGGTGTTTTTGCCTCACTAATAAGTTGTTTGTACTCGCGCAACTTGGTAGAGCACTCTTGTTTATGAGAAACCCATTTTGAGAGCACTTGTTGTACTTGAGAAGCCGAATGTGCAAGATGCCCCCATAAGTTTGTTTCGTCTTTACAAGGCAAGAGCACACTCCAGCTAGCATCTTGACTTTTACTTGCTAGCGCCGCCGAAAGTAAATTTGTCTGGTCTTCTGCTTGCATCGGATATAAGTGTGGCTCTCCTAGAGCATCGGAAATAAACCCTAGTCGAATTTTCTCATTTATTACAGAAATAGCCTGGTGATTGCAGGACTCTTGTGCCCTAGATAGCGCTAGCTGCTCTGGAGCATTATGCGGAACTAATGTTGTAGGTGTTTTTAGTACCACCTCCCCACGCATGATAAATTCATACACTCCGTCCTTCTTGCGTTGAACTTTTACGTCATCTTCAAACTCGTGAATAGAGTCGTCTTTAGTGTCAATGAAAACTTGCATTATTTCTCCTTTTTTAATACCACTCAGTCCAAGACTGCACACTACTGTTAGAAGAAGAAACTGAATAAGAACCACCGCTAGGTACAATAAAAGCGGTCGACACAGTGTAAGCGTTTGGTGCGTATCCATTATTAAAGGGATACCCGTTAACGTTTGTTATTAACAGAGTGTTGCTATAGTTTGCACAAGAAACCCAAACCCACATTGTGTAACCAGTAGTGTTGTAGTATGTGGTACCAATAGCCCGCGAAGGCCCAGTTGTTTGTATATTGTTTACCTTACCAGAAACGTTCGCATAATTTACCGAAAAATTCGACGGGTTGTACACGTACATATTTGCCCCGTCGTTCCCACCCCACAGCCATTCAGGTTGCCCTCCTTGACCACTCCAATTAAACGTCATTGGTGTATTTCCAGCCCCACCACCCTGCCCTAACGTTGCTGCCGTTCCGTTAAACTCAAATCTACCAGTGCTTCTGGTGAAGGTGCACATTTGACCACCGCTACTACTATACAGCCCCCACTGGTTTGCGTTATTAAACAGGTACGCCGCTGCTTGTCCTCCTCCAAACGCACCAACTTGTGCTTCGCCAGAGACTGTAACAAAAATGCTTCCTGCTGCGTTTACAGAGTCTGTATTTATTGGCACATTAAACGAAACGCTGCCAGGTTGAACCAGCATGGTTTGCACGTTGTTTGCATAAAGCCCAAAAACTCCATCACTCAACCCGAATAAACCAGTGTCGTAGTCTCCATCTTGGTAGAAAGAGTATCCTGTAGTTCCGTTGTTATTAGGCGCACCCCATCTTGCAAGAAACCCACCCGCCCAAGATTGACCGCTTGACGAAAATCTATGGCTGATTGCATTTGAGGTGGCACTGCGAATCTGGAAATAATCAACTGCTGACCCGGCAATCACCTCTGGTAATGCAGTATCATTACCGTCATCGCCAAGCCACAATTGCAGAATTGAAGTGTTTGCTGCAGGATTGAGCCTAACAAATGCTATTGGGTCAGTATTGTCTCCAGCGGACATATTTTCGGCAATGTAGCCAAAAGACAAAAATTGCCCATCTTGAATTACAAGCTGTGCGGAGTCAACTATTGTATAGGCAAGATTTCCACCAATATGTACTGTAGAGTTTCCACTTGGATACGCGGTACCTCCGTTTACAAACGGGTCGTTGCGCTCAAGGAAGATAATAGCACCCCCGCTACCACTATACAGCCCCCATTGATTTGCGTTATTATACAGGTACGCAGAGTTTTGTCCTGCTACCATTACACCAATATCTGCTTCGCTAGCGTTTGTAGCGAAAATGTTGCCATTGCTTGTAGAGATACCTGAGGAAACAGAAAGATTTCCGTTAACCGTTGCAGCACCGTTAACCAGCAATCCTGACGTAGTGACACCATTGACGTTGATTGGAAGCGTACCGTTTTGCAGGTTACTTGTGTACGTAATTTGCTGCCATTGTGTCCAGCCGCTACCGTTAGTATTGTAGCGTATCCACTTATTGTTGTCAGTCACATACAATTCTTGGTGGAACCAGGCTGAATTCGCGTTTGGTGTTGCGTACTGATTCGAGTTTCTTGTTATCAGCAACCCAAAAATTGGAATTGATGCTCCATAAGCAGGTGGCGCATCTGCGTAGTATTGTTGGATTGAAACCCACCCACGCGGAGCATTCCCTAAATAAACTGTACCAGGTGCACCACTACCACTAAATACTGTTGCTGTGTAAGTGGCTAGTTCTGGTGAGAGGTTTTGCAAATTGGCAACAATGGAATTGTTGTTTAGATTTGACAGTGCAGTGTTCAATTGCCCCAAATTTACCGCTTGATTTGAAGATTGGGCCTGTGGAAGAGTTACTGGCTGCGTGAACGTACCGTACCCGTTAATTTGCAAACCCGTAGCAGTGAGGGCTTGTGCAATGTTTGCACCTGCGGCAATTGTCAGATTTCCCGCACCGTCTAACCCACCTAAATACGTGGTGGTGCCAGTGCTGCTAACATTGTAGAATCGAAAACCACCAACACTCCCTGCGCCCTGATAAGCAACCAAGTCTGTTTCACCATCGCCAACCGCATGATTCCAGGTAATATGCATACCCTGACCATACTGCGGAAATGCTGCACCACCATTGTTGGCGTTGGTGCCAAGAGTAGCAGACCCATAACTTGCTAGTGTTCCGCCGAATGTACCGTTTACTGCGGAAAAATTCCTAAGAGCACTAAGGTCTCCTGCATCGGTCAGTGTTAGCAACGCTTGCGTATATGCATTGTTGATGACCTGGAAAGAGCCACTGTTTGCTCTAAGAGTTTTATTAGGGTTGCTACCATTACCCAACAGATAAAGCTCTGCTCCATTATTATCGTTTAAACCTGAAACTGTCAGTTTTTGTGCGAGAAACGGTTGATACCCGTCGCCGTTTACGAGTGCATAGCTGGAGACATTTTTCAAAATCCAGGCACTACTCGCAGCGCTCCACATAACTGTGGAAGCAGACCCGGCAGCAATGTCGAACGCACCGATACCGTGCAAGCCACCAACATAAGGTTTTAATATACCAACGTTGCCAGTCTCGTTATAATTGAGCACTGACCCCGCAGTTGATGTTTCTTTTGGAATAAACGTCAACTCCATGCCGTCTTTTAGCGTCGCTGACGTTGTTCCAGTAGGTGCAATTACGTAATTGTTTGTGCTTCCAGAATCAATTCCGTAAATAGTTTTCGTCTGCAATTGATTCGCAATAGAGGCTACACTGCGGTAAATTACCACACTGTCACCAGCTTGCGCCACATACGGCAACTGCGAATGCGTAATCAGCCCGTTTGCAATTGATGCTACATAGCGAACAACACCCACATTCTGGCCTGATGTATACTGCACCAAATAGCGATTTGCAGCAAAGTCGTACTCTGTTGCGTTTACACCGGCAATGTTCGTTTGTGTGGTTGTACCTACGGAACCAACCGTCGTCGTCAAATACGGAATGTGTGTGCTAAATCCCCATAGTGCTGCAGTCGTTTCGCGCAGAGCCAGAATCGGGTTTCCAACGTCGTCACCACCCTGTACCGAATAAACGTTAGTTGAACCTAAACTATTCGGTAGCGGAATACCATCGGGAACAGCAACTTCTACAAGAATTGCCGTTTGGTAGGTATTATTGGTAAACTGAATCACCGGGGCAATACCCGTCAATAACAAACGAGCAATCAGAGTAACCAGGTTTCCAGCATTACTGCTTGAAGCTGCGACTTTTTCTTGTAGTGTTTGGAATGCAGCCAAAGCAAACAACGTACCATCTGCCAAGTACACGCCAACTTCGCCAAAGTTAAATGTACCAACCGTTTGGTTCATTTTTAGCTGGTAGGTAATCTGGTTCAGTGAATCCACTGAGTACCCTGTAGTAATACCACTGTACAGGGAAGTACCTTGCAACGCAGACATTGACGCAGTTGGCGTATAGTTGTACGCAGTTCCTACTTGGAAAGTCGTAATGTTTACTGAAGGCCCACCGCTTTGCGCGTTTGCTACCGCTTGTAGCCCTACGTTTGTTATGACAAACTGCAGATTTGATGCCATGTTTTTTAATTCCTTTATAACCAGGTCACTTCGACCGTCGCAGCCATTGAGTAAATCAATTCTGTGGTATTGCTGCTGTATTGCGAGCCAATGTTTCTGAACACCACGTTAATAGGCGCTACGAACTGCAAAAGCTCGGAAAGCTGCTGCAAATTTGTTGTTCCAAAATTGGATAAAACCGTTACATCGTAATGACTTGTAGGAAACCACGTTCCTCCTTCCCACACCGGCACGCCAATGCTTAGGGAGCCTGCAGGTTGCATGTTTGTGTACAGCGTGCCGGTTGCGTCCAGTTCTGCCCATAACTGTGAGATAACAATTAGTGTGTTTGTAGCAAAACCAAGAAACTCGGGCCATGATGGAGTGCCTTGCTCAGGAAAGAATTGCACCGCATACTTGACAAAATTGTCATAAACTGTAGAGTCAGTAATCGTTGACAGGTTATAAAAGTTCATCCCTAGCATTGTTGCCAAGGAAATCCGGGTAGATTTTGCATTCCACTGCACACCGTCATATACGGCATCAGTGCCATCAAGCATAGCGACGCCAGCTTTTGCCTGTACTGCTGACGGGTTAAAGTTGTTCACATCTCGAACACTCATTAACTGCTGTACAGGGACGCCAAGATTCTGGTCAAATACTGTACCTACTGCATCACCAAATGCACTCCATATTGGGTTTTCGTGCAAATAGCTTGGTAGTCTATCTGTGTAGCTCATTTTTAATATCCTATGCCTGTACCACGGTCAGCAGCAGGGAAGAATGCCAATTGTGTAGTGACGTTGTTTGGATACCAAACACCAAAGTTATCAATAGTCGGGTACGTTTGACTTGTAGGCGTACTGCTGTAATTGTCAAAATAACCAGTGGCACTTCCCGGAAGCGACGCAATAAGACCAACGCTGCCGCCGGGCCGCATAGTATAGATATTAATACCTACCAGTCCAGACGTTAAATCCCAAGAAAGTTGTATTCCCGTCCCTGCTTGTGAATTTGTTGAGAACGCTACTACAATGGGCAACGACTCTTGTGGGCTTCCACTAAAGGTATTTATGCCGGTTATGTAATATGTAAGATTGGCACTTGTTGGCGCACTTCCAGAGCCGGTTTGATCTAGGACAATGCTTGTCAGATTAAACGCAGTAACAAAGTCTCCGCTTGGTTGAGACAGCTTTACGTACAAGACGTTAGAATCTGCCTTATAAATTGTGTCAATAATTTCTGACACGTATGTAGTTCGTCCTATCCACCCGTTGCTCGGAACAGTCACAGATTTTAAGGCTGTAAGCACGTTTTGTTCAACCACGCTCAGATTTGCAGTAGAGTTGCAAAATACTGAGCCTACTACTGAATAATTTACTGGCTGCGGCGCTTCAAAGTAGAAATTCATGGAATTCATGGAACGCTGCTGCATCCAGGTACTCCATGTATCGTACTGCGTTTGTGTCCAAGGGCTTGCTGTAAGCAAAGAAACCCTTAGTACGTTCATGTACGTTACCAGAGTTGGCGCGATTTTCGATTGCCCAACAATTAACGCATCAACAATACCTGGATATTGCACTGCCACCGCATTGTACTCTTGCGCGTTTACTGCACGGTTAAACGACGCAAATGCACCTGGGCCAATACGTTGGTACGTTGTTGGCGCTGTTTGATTCCCACCGCCGACAAGCCCGCTTGTTGCGACAATACTCGAATAATTGTCGTAGGCAATTGTGGTTCCAGTAAACGCGGCGTTTACGTCTGTTAGCCCGTTTGTTAGTGCGTATGTAATAGCAACATTAGACCCCGCAGTAGGTACTGTTCCGTAGTTGTCATTGCCAAAGTCTAATTCCAGCGCGCCCGTATTCGTTGTTTTATCCTGAACTGCCGCTTGAATAACCGTAGTTTGAACACCTCCAACAACTGCGGTTGTTGCACCGTAATTCCAAAGTCCATCAGTGACCACCGGAATTTGAATCCCGCCAACTGTTACAAGTACATCTTGATCGGACACTGTAAAATTTGCGTCTGCCGAAATAAATGTTTGTAGTGGATTTCCAGTACCAACAACTGTCACCGTTTTAACAGTACCTGCGTATAGAGTACACTGTTCAACAGTGTTTGTGTTTGTAAAAGTTATCGCTTGCCGGTTGAACAATGTTCCTTGTGGGCTGGAAAACATTGAGTACGCTGGTATTAGGTACGTTTTTCCATCTGGGGGTTTTGTGACTGTTGCCGTGCAGGACACCGGGAGTTTTCTGGACAATCGGATGCCGAGCAACCGCATTGCTGCATAAACTGATGAAATTAACCGAGCGCTGTCAGGAAATGCCTCTTGTAACGCACGCTCGTTGGCATACACACCATAAGCACCTGCAGTAGCAACAAACTCTAAAAGAGCTTCGCCCGTTCCGTCGGCAACTAAATCTTGCCACTGTGAGTTGTTTCCGACAACTTGTGCCTGCAATTGCGCGAGCATTTGCTCGAAGTCTATTTGAACGTTTCCTGTGCTCATAATTATTTTGTAAACTGGTAGGTTGTGGAACCCGTAGTCCCGGTCAAAACGATAATGTACCCGATTGTGACGTAATACCCCGTATTGTCCGAAGTCGGAACTACGGTTGTCATGCTACCAAGCACCTGAATTCGTTTTTCCCACTTTTCTAGTGCTTGAATTGCAGCAATGCGGATAGCGAGTGCAGTTCTTGTCGAAACTGGCTCCCACAGCAAAAAGGGGAGTTGTGAGCCGAATGTAGGGTACCAGGCACGTGTTCCAATAGGACAAGTCAAGACGTTACGAATTGCCCCTGCTACCGAGCTATCATCAATAACTACTAAAGGCTTCCCGTTTTGCCCAAATGCTGAATTTATGTCAGACCAAATACTCATGGCAATCCTTTAACTCGTTGTGGCCTTTTCGCCAAATGCCCCATTCAACACAGCCCCGCAGCCAGCAACACTTCCTTCAATTGCAATAGGTGTCCCTTTATCTGTGGCGTGTTGCGCACAGCCGCTAACAATTGGAGTTACTCCATGTCCTGTAATTGGGCAAGAGTGCATATCCCCTTCTAAGCATACAGGTCTACCCTGTAATTCCATTGTGCCCCCGCTTGCAGAAATCATTACACCGCCATGCGAAGATGTAGTTCCAAGAATTGCTATAGGTACACCCATTTTATTACTCCACTGTCAAGCTGCCGGTTTGCGTATTTCCCGAAGTTACCTGGTTCCCCGACGTTGTTTGATTCCCGTTAAGGGTAATGTTTCCATTTATCGTGACTGGCCCCGTATGGTTCCAATTAGGCGCAGAAGAAGTCACTGCGCCGACAAAAGTAATAGTTGCAGAGCCGTCTGCGTTGATGTGAATTAACGTGCCAGAGTGATGCTTGAAAAACGCATCACCTGCAATCATGTCAATGTAAAATTGGTTTCCTTTTGGGTCAATCTCTCCGTATCTGTTCGGGTAATTGACCGAAAAGAGTGAATTTTTGGTACCTGGCGTCACGACGGTACTGGTATATTCCGGTTGATGCGGGTCGCCATCCTTGAAAATTACTTTTACCAGAGAGCCGACAACAGGAACGTGACAACTCGCAGCACCACCTCCCTGCCCAACACCACTAACTGATTCTGGCACACACCACGGTAATAAATTAGCTGGAACCCCGTTGTGTAATACAGGTATTTGTACTCGAACTCTCTGCAGTTCTAACGGGTCATTATTATCGAGCACTGCGACTATGAATTCAGCACCTTTTAATACAGAGCCAGAGCGTAGATTTTCCATGAGTCACACCATTGTTTGTTGCAAGTCTTGGTTTGTACCATCACGAACAAACTCGAATTTTTCTACGTACATTCCCTCAGGCCCTGCATGAATTGTCTTTGACAGGACAAAATAGTAACCACTTGTACCAACTTCGACTTGCGGTGTCTCACCAGCGGTTGACGGCAAAAATGCCTGTACTTGCACCCGGTCAAGCAGAGTTATACCAGTTTGTACCATTGTCAGAACGGAGAGCTTTGACGAAACCGTTTTCAGTAACCTCTCATTCTGGTATTTTGCCATGTTATAGTTTGGGTGCGTGTTGCCACAGTCCACTGTGCTCCACGAAAATAGCCGCGCGTCTTGTAATGAGGCTTTTACATCCTTGTTAATATACAAATTCTGACTCCCTTTGACTTTTTGCACATTTGTCAAGGTCTCTTTAACGCCGGAATCTGCAATGTAACTCTGATTTTGCTGCGCACCATGATACGCCCCACGCATGTTGTTAAACCCTGAAAATACAATCTGTGACCAGCTTGTTACAGGTATAAATGAGCCATCCGATACAAGTTGTCCCAATCTGAACACTGGCAGCGTGTTGTCATACAGATACGCCCCTACATTTTTGTATCGCAGTATTCCTGTTTCGGTAATTCCTAACATAAAGGCCGACGTATTTGAAGCCCATCCAAATTTTGCAAGATGGTGCGCGAATTGGCACCACCGCATACTTGCTGGAAGCCACGCTTGCAAATCCTGCGAAACGTCCGTTTCAGAAGACAAACCTGTAGCAGACGCAATTTGCGCAATCACAGCGGCACTGGTGTTTTGCACACAAAGTGTTGATGTACCACTTAAATATAGAGGTGCATCAAAATACAAAATAAGGACTACACTTGACCCTACGCTACCAACGTTATTCTTTGGCATGAAAAGCCGGAATTTGTACGTTACCGCAGAACTCTTTGTGTTGCCAATAGATATTTCTACAGGCATTCCATCACTTAATGTCACCGTGTTGTGGAAAAAACCCATAGAATCAGCAAAAATGAGTCTAGCAACAGGCACATTTTGACGAGCGTTCATAACAATGTTGCACTCTTGCAATACTACGTTTGCTGGCGGTACTTGATAATCTCCTACAACTATAGTCAAACTTAGGTAGTCTGTGTTTATCATTTTTCAGCCCTACAGTTGCACAATAGTACCAATCTGGTTCGTACTCGCAGTACCTACACTGCTGTTACTTAGCATGTTCTGGATACTCGCATACGAAGGAATCCCCCATACAACACCAGCCTGCATTTCAGCAATAGTGTCGATGACCCCGTTATACATTAAAAGAACCCACCAAAAATCAGTAGTTCCATAATTTCGGAATGAGATCAACTCGGGAAATGGAACGTCCTGTGCTTGTAGCACATATTGTGCCTGCAACTCTAAATTTGGGATTCGGTTAATGTACGAAGAGTTTAGCCAGTCCGCTATCTGATATACGGAGGACCTTGTTTTGATTGTCACCACCGGGATAAATTGTGACCGCATTTTTTCCTCATACCAGTTGTTGTGCTTTAGACACTAGAGTGTTTAGCACGTTGGAAGCAGCACCTGCAACGGCAGACATTGGGGAATTCAGAACGGCTGGCTGCTGGAGCACACCAGTAGGAGTAACTCTTGCAGGTGCTATATTGAAAATCTTTTGCACATCATCTGCAGATAGAGTTTGGTGTGTTTGAAAACCAACTGAAACCGTTGCAGTAAGCGGTACGCCGTCTCGCGTCATTTGTACCTTCATGTCATTAGAAATGTTGGTAATGACCACGGAGCTAAAAATCATAAATGTGCCAACTTGCACAGAAATCTGATTTTCATACTGGAAGAATTTTGCCAAAAATCCAGATAGGCTTCCAGAATCACCAGACTGCGTATCTGGCACATCACTTTTAATACCGCTGATGGCAGAGGACACGGCATTTTTAATCGAGTTTAAGCTACCTGAAATAATAGAGCTTCCAACGCTCGAAAGCGCACCAGAAATATCCTGCCCAACTTTTAGCTTTGGGCCGGGAGCTTTGAAAAAGCCACCCTTCGTTAAGGTTGGTAATTGCAGCGCGTACAGACTNCTTATAGGGTCAAGCAAGTCATTTGGGCCGCTTTCTGCAACAAATGTGAGATTCAAGTTGAATGACAAAGGAGAAGAGCCTGTCCAAAACTGACTGCTTAATCCCTGTGTGGCCCACCGCTGCCCCAAAAGCTGCCCAACTATGTTTGCAGTGTTTCCACCTAAATTATCGGCAAATGGTTGAGTCCATGAAGAATCTGTGTCTAAAGAAAAACTTTCTGGTGCGTACCCAATGATTTGATGCGGCCAACCGTCTGCATCATTTCCAATAATGGTAACTTGGTATTCAGGTCTCTGATTTGGAGCAA